GACGTGTACAAGGAAATTCGCGAGATTGACGCGATGTTTGAAGAGATGTCGGGTATTACCAACGTCATCTCCGGTAAGGGCGAATCGGGTGTGCGCTCGCAGGGTCACGCGGCCAACCTGGCGCGTCTGGGATCCAGCCGTGCCAAGCGTCGGGCGTTGATGGTGGAAGATTCGCTGGAAAAATTAGCAACGCTGTATTTGCAGTTGAAGCAGGCGTACGACCCGTCGCGGTTGCAAGACACCAACGGGTTGCAGTTTGTTACCGAGCAGTTCAGTAAAGATTTTACCGTTAAAGTCGATGCGCACAGCAACAGCCCGATATTTACCGAAGATACCAAGCAGTTAGCGTTTGAGTTGTTTAAGGCCAAGGCGATTGATCGGGAATCGTTGCTGGAACTACTTGACGTACCCATGAAAGAGTTGCTAAAAGATAAATTGAAAGTCATCGAAGCCAAGGAAGCTGAACAGGCGAAAGCCCAGCAAGCCGCCGAAGCCCAGAAAGCTCAAGCCAAGTCCAAGTGAGGTCATCATGAAACGTGGTCACAAGCGCGGCAAGCGCAAGATGAAGCGGTAAAACGCATCATCACGGATGTTAGGGGGGCGGGCAATCGACACGAAGGAGATCAGCATGGCTAAGCGTCGTGGTCGTAAGCACAAGCGATAAGCGGCTGATGCCGCAGCGGCCCTAGGGCACGCTCCGGTAAACACCGTTGTGCATTGGCCGTTGGACATCCAGCGGCCTTTTTGTATAAAGTGTTGACATTCTCACTGAACTCGCTGTACAAACAACTTATGAGCGTACCTCCGCAAATAGCAGCCCAGATGACAGGCGGTGCCAAACCTCCGGGTGGCGCGCCCCCAACGCCCGGTCCTGGCGGCAGTCCGATGATGACGCCGCAGCCCAAGCAGGGCAACGAAGCTGGCGCGCGAGCGGATGTGCAGGTGTGCATCAAGAAATTAACCCAGACGCTGCAAACCTTTGGCCCGCAAACCGAGCAGGGCAAGGCCATTATGAAAGCGATGGGCGCGTTAGTAAAAGCCTTCGGTGAAACGGAAGGCAAAGACAAAGAACTTGTCCCGGCAGAAATTATGCAGGGATTAGCAGGACTTGCGGGGCCGGGTAAGCCGCCTCCAGGTCTGCCAGCTCCGGCTGGCCCAGCACCACTTCCAACCCCCATGTGAGGATGCCGCCATGTCCGGTGATCGTTTATTTGACCCATCAGCCTCGTTAACCATCCGCAACCCGCAGGATAACGCTAGCCACAGCGACAAAATTGTCAATATGCCGCGTTACATGGAGCTGGGCGGTTTGAAATCGGGTGGCGCACGCGGTTTTAGCAAGAACACGTTCAAAGTTTTAGCACCGGGCAGCACGCAGACGAAGATGCCCATGCAAAAGAACCCAAAGTATTAATTTGATCAGCGGCTAGGGGGAAACTATGCCTTCATTAGAAGATATGACACCAGAACAACAGGATCAGGCGCTGAAGTTGTTTAACTTCGTGCAAGCCAATCCTGACGTGGCTAAGCAGATTCGGAAAGAGGCCAAAAAGCGCAATCCGAACATGCAGGCACCGGATTTGGAGCTGGAAGAACGGTTGGAGGCACAGGAAAAGGCGTTTAACGAGCGCTTGGCGAAGCAGGACGAGGAGCGTTTAGCTCAGATCCAGCAGTCGCGTCGGGAAGAAGCCCATGCGCGCATCCGTGCGGCAGGGCTTGACCCGGAATCGGTTGAAAAGATTATGGTCGATGAGTCGATTGGCAACTACGATACGGCGATTAAGTACGCCCAGCATCAGCGCCAGTTGGCTCCAGCAACGCAAGAGTCGGCTTCACCGCTGACCATGCCGAGCAACAAAGATTTGTATGCCAACAAGGAACGTTGGGCAAGAACGACAGCATTTGAAGCGATTAACGAGCTTAAAGCAAAACGTCTTGGTTGATTTTTATAGTGCTGCGGCGGGGGTTGGCGGCATGAGTCATAACATTAGGAGTTAAGTCATGCCAGTTTTTGGTTCAGGCATTGTCCCCGCCGCCGGTAGTATTGCTACTGAATTAACGTACGTCACTCGCCGTGCGTTTATTCCGAAGATGGTTGTACAGATTTACAACGCGTCTCCGGTTATTGCCGCTTTGTTAGCCAACGCGCAGACCGCATCGGGCGGTGTGTCGAGCGTGTCGGTGCCCGTGCAGGGTCAGCCGTTTGTTAACAGCCAGTGGACGGATTATTCGGGTTCGTTCAACCAGCCGCAGGCCCAGCAGGGCGCGTTCTTGGGTGAGTTCAACCTGAAGGCGATTGTCACGCCGATTCCGTTCTTGGGCATGGAAGGCGCGGTACAGATGGATCACGCGATCATCCCGCTGATTGAGGCGCGTATGAACGACGCGACCAACAGCATGATTGATGCGTTCTCCTACGCGCTGTACAACAATTACAGCAACAACCAGCAGCTGATCGGTCTGCCAGGTGCAGTAGACGACGGCACCAACGCCTCAACCTACGGCAACATTAACCGTTCCGCGTATCCGTGGTGGAAATCCACCGTGTACAGCGGCGGTGCTGCTAACCTAACTCGCGTCAAAGCCCTGCAATTCATTGCCGGTGCGCAGAAATACGGCGGCGAGATGCCTACGTTTGGCGTGTGCGGTATTGGCACATGGTTAGGCTTGGCAAACGATTTTGTGGGTCAAGAGTCGTACCAGATTCAGCCTGGCAACGGGTTTGATTCGGACGCTGATCGCCCACGGTCGGCGTTTAGGGCGCTGGATGTAGCTGGCGTGCCTATTTACTGCGACCCCTATTGCCCTGAAGGAACGCTGTACCTGTTGAACAGCAACTATCTCAACCTGTACGTTCACGACCAGGCGGCGTTCTCCTTCACGGGCTTTGAATCGCTCTTGTCTAACTACCAGTTAGGTTACATTGGTGCGGTGTTGACGATCGCTGAGTTGGTTCTGACCAAGCCTAAGACTTGCGTCCGAGTTGGCGGTAGCAGCAACTCCAGCTACAACCTCACCTACATCAACATTTAAGGAGCAACGCAATGGCAACAGGTAAAATTGCAGTAGGTGGTGTTGATTACATCACCGAACTATCGACTACGCAGATTGCAATTGCGTATGCTACCAATAACTTCACCGTCGCTTTTGCAGCTGCGGGCACGGTGGGCAACACCGGTATTACGGGTTACATTTGCACCGTCACCACAGCGTCTGCGCACGGTTTGACGTTCACGCCGTCTGCCGGCGTGCTGCCCAACTACTTCTTTAAGTGGTCAGGCACCAGCGGTATTTCGGGCACGGGCGTGCTGAACGGTAACGTGTTCAGAATTTTGTCGATCCCATCGACGACCACGTTTACGTTCTACACTACGGTGTCGGCGGCAACCGTCACGTCGGCGTCGATCATTCCGGTGTTCTACCCCGTGTTCCAGCAGGCTCTGCTGAGTTCAACGGCGCAGCAATACTGGGGCGGTTACACCGGCACCAGCCCAACGACGCCAAACTACCCGTACTACGGCACCGTAGCGGCTGTGAACGTGACCATTGGCACCAACACGGCGGTATACTACAACCCGGATAACACGGGTGCGCCGTTAGATCCAAGCACGGGTTTGACGTTGGCAACAGCGCCGACGGTGCGTACGTTGTTAGCAGCCGGTACGGCAGCGGCGGGTCAGTTCCGTTTTGGCCCGTACGACTACATTGCGCAGTCGGGCACAAACGCAACGCAGACAGCGTATTTGGCGATTGTTGAGTAATTAGTTTTTATTGTTGAGAGGGGTTCAACATGGCGACTTTAGATTTGTCCGAGTACATTCGGGTTAAGAACAATAGCGACGAGGATTTGTACGGTCGCTACGATGGCAAAGACTATCTTTTTGAGGTAGGCAAGGTCACGGACATTCATAACCTGGCGGCAACTCATATTTTTGGGTTTGGGGAGGAGGACAAAACAACAGCGTTTCATCGCTTGGGGTGGTTTGCCAACGGCATGAACTACAAGCAAGCGATGGAACGGTTGAGCAAGTTTGAGTTTGGCGAAGTTCCGTCGCCACAAGAAGAACACAAGTCTGCGCCTCGCAAGGCTAAGACGGCTAAGACCAGCAGCCCAACCCCTCTGGCCGATGCTGGTGCGGATGTAGGGGGCGAGTTTTCGGACTCGTCCCCTTCTGATGCCCTAGACGGAACCGAGGCAGAGTCGCTGTAATGCGGAGGTTGAGTGGCACTTTCGACGTACATAACGCAAGTCCAACGACTCCTGCATGATCCGAATTTTCAGTATTACACGCAAACTGAACTAACGGATTATATCAACGAGGCGCGCAACCGAATCTGCAAGGATTCGCGTTGCTTGCGCGTGTACATCCCAAACGCTCTAACAGCCCAACAAGGCGTCGAGCAATACGCTATTTCTAGCATTGCGTTGCCGGTGGCCTACACCGGCTGCACCGTGATTGACGTGATGGGCGTGACCATTATTTGGGGCACGACGCGCATTAAACTGGCTCAGACGGCCTTTACAAATTTCGACGCTAATTTCCGTTACTGGACTAACATGCAATCTCGCCCGGTGGCGTTTTCTCGCATTGGTGCGTTGTCGTTTTTTGTTGGCCCAACTCCCGATCAAACGTATCAGATGGATATTGACGTGGCGCTGATGCCGCCGGCGTTGAGCCAGACGTATGACGTGGAAATTATTCCCGAGCCGTTTACGACGCCGATTAAGTATTACGCAGCGTACCTAGCAAAGTTCCGTGAGCAGGCCATGGGCGAGGCCAAGTTATTCCAAGCCGAATACGCCACGCACATTAAGCGTGAGGCGGCGGCGTTTATGGGTCGAGTCATTCCTGATCCGTATTCCCGTTAAGGTGCTTCATGCCAGCGCCACAAAAAGAAACAATTGATAAGGGCGAGCGGGAAGTACGGACTAAATACTTTCAAGAATTTAAGGGCGTTTACACCAAGGCGTCGCGTAACGCCATTCCGCAGGATCATTTTTACGACCTGCAAAACCTGATGCCGATCGGCGCGGCCAACTTGCACACGGTGCCTGGGCCACTGCTGATTCAAACGGTCACGGGCGACACCATTTATTTTTCTGTTTTTGCCACGTTACAGAGCGTGGATTACCTGTATTTGATGGGTACGTCGGGGAAGATTTATCAATACAACATCAACAGCCCCGCGCTAACAACAATTAATCCCAGCACCCTGATGGGTGGCACGCAAACGAGGATGGATCAATGGAAAAACAGCCAGATCCTGTTTATCGATACGACGGGTTATTACAGTTGGGACGGGACAACCTTTACCCAGTTAACCGGGGGGATTATCCCGACAGGGACTTTGACAAACCCCGATATAGCCGTATTCAGCAATCACGTTTGGATTTATGCCAACCGCGCTTTGTATATCGGCGGGATTAACGATTACACGGCAACAACAGGCACGGGCGGCTACCTTGTAGCGAACGGCGCTACGGTAGCTTTGCTGGTCGATCCGCAAATGCGCGGTCAATTGGTGCGCATGGTCAGCGCATCGGGTTATTTGTACCTGTTTTTCAAATCGTCTATTTTTATTATCAGCGACGTGTACATTCCAACCAGCGCGTCGCCGCCTGCGGCAGTGTATTCGCAGATCAACGTGCAGGCTCAAATTGGCACAGATCAGTACCGCGCCATTTTTATTAACGACCGCAACGTTATTTTTGGCAGCAAGTACGGATTGATGAGTCTTAGCGGCGTAGACAACACGCGTTTGTCGGACGACATCGACGGCACGCTGCAATTCATCGACCCTACGTTTCCCATCAGCGGCGGTTTGGTTCAGGTCAATAACATCCTGAATTCGGCGTTGTACTTCAAAACAACCGGCGACCCAGTGTTTGGCACGCGTTACACCGTGGCGTTGCATTTTGACGACAAATGGTGGTTCAGCAGCACCTCGCCTATTGCAGGGCAACAATACGCGTTTGTAAGTCAAGGTTTGGCGGGTAACGTCCCGGCGCTGTTTGGTTTTATTAATACCAACGGCAATTCGTACGTTTACCAACTGTTTGCCAACGTCAACACACCGGACGCGTCATCTTGGCAAACCGCGCTGTGGCCGATGGAAGATATTTTGAGCCGCAAGGAAGTTCTGCGAGCCGGGTTTGAGGTGTCGTACATCAACAATACGCAAGGCGCTGCGGTGTTTACGTTGAACATCGACACGGAAACGCGATCCACGCCGATTCCGTTCAGTTCAGCCGTGGGCGCGGTCAACTGGGTCAACAACTCTGGCGCTAACGTCATTTGGCAAAACGCGGCGTTTACCACCGTGGTGTGGCAAAACTCCGGCTATGCGTTATATTTTGGCGACGGACAGGGTGCGTTTGGTCGCTACGTGGGATTTTCAGGCACGGCTAGCCAGTACACGCAGTACGAGCTGGACACGTATATGATGGATTACATACTCAGGACACGGTGGACATAATGGCTAGTTCAGTCACGCTTACTAACACGTTTGCGGCCCAAACCGGGCCATTACAGTTATCCACGCTGGATACCAATTACAGCCAGTTGGCAACAGCGGTTAACACGCTGTCCAATTTTGCCAATTATTACGTGGACACGGGTTCGGCTAACGCAATCGCGGTTACTACGTCGTCGCCGCAGATATTTTCGTACGTGGCCGGCGTTACCATCACGGTCAAAGTCGCCGCTAGCAACACAGGCGCTACCACCGTGTCAGTCAACGGCACGTCAAAAAACGTGTTGTCGAGCTTGGGCAGTAACTTGACGGCCAACCAATTGTTAGCTAACCAGGTTTACAATTTTACCTACGACGGCACCAATTTTTATTTGACGGGCGGGTATCAGTTGCCGGTAACGACCAACACGGCCGGTAACGTTACGATTGCTGCGCCAGGGTCAGGCACGGCGTTAACCGTTAATAACTCTAGCAGCGCCATTTTAAATCTCAATCAAACAACATATAACGTCAACGCTGTTTTATCGTTTACAACATCTGGTTTGGGTTACGGTGCCATTTCTAGCAACAGTTCTATTCAGTTGCAGCCCAATAGCACAACCGCCATGACGTTAAGCAGCAATGGCGCAGTTACTATTGCGACGCCTAGTAGTGGCAATGCTTTAACCCTTACTAGCACTAGCACAGGATACGGTTTGGTTGTAAACACGACCACAACCGGTACGGGTGCTATTTTTAATAGCGGAACAGCAGGCGGTTCTGTGGGTGCTGTATTTAAAACTAACGTAGCGGCTGGTAATCCATCTATCCAATTTTCAAGTGCTAGCGGCAGCGCCGGTACAGCCGTTAGCACCGGCACGGGTTCCGTTTTGTGCAGAAACAGCACGTCAGCCGCTAACGTGGGCTGGTTAGCGGTCGTTATTGACGCATCCGTTTATTACATTCCGTATTGGGCTTAAGAGAGGGGTTATGAACATTAAATTAGAACTGGACATCAATGAAGTGAACGTTATTTTGACGCAGCTTTCTGAAGGCCCGTACAAAACTGTGGAGCCGCTGATTACTAAAATCAGAGGCCAAGCTCTTCCTCAAATATCTGAGGTTTCCGATGGCCCCGTTGAAACCCCCGAGGACTGACGTGGAAGATAGAGTCTTAACATTGGAAGATAAAGTCTCTGAGCTGCGCGAAGAACGTGCAGCTTTTAAAATTGAAATGAACAACCTTCAGCGCGACGTTAGGGAATTAAACCTGACCATGAAGGATTTGGTATCTACCATTGACCAATCCAAAGGCGCTATTTGGATCATTGGCGGCATTTCCGGAATTATTGGCGCTATTGGTCATTGGCTAGCCACGCTGTACAGCGGTCATGGCTAATTATCAGAGTGATTTTGGCGACCTTACTTACGGCGACGATCAAGCCCTACAAGGCTGGTTGACGGCGCACGACGCCGATCATCGCGCTCAGCGCCAGGCCATTATTAATTTAGGCGTCAGTTTGAACGGCTGGCCTTTGCTCACAACGCAAACTCACAACGATTCCTACGGCCCCAACTCTGAATGGTTTGGCCGTCATGCGTTGATGCACGTTGCATTGCAGCGTTTTTTTCAGCCCGATAACACGGTTGCGTCGTTGTCGTTGACGCAAAAATGGGTTGACGAAACCTCGTTTAGAAACTGGCAGCAAATGCACGACAAAATGCACCAGCAATTAAACAACAAATTAGGGATCACTTGATGTCTGCTAATTACGGTGACGTGCTGGCCGGGATGCCCAACCAGACGACTATTGGCGGCGAATCCCTAGCCGAATTGCAAAAAACCAATCCGGTAGCGTATTCCTATTATCAAAGTTTGACGCCGCAACAACTTGATTTGTTACAAAAATCAATGGCTTACAACAAAGCCAATCCTAGCACAAAGGGTGGCGGCAAAAACGGGCCTGCGGCTGATCCGTATT